AAATATGGTAGTGAGCTTACAGGGTATCGTCGACAAGAAAACATTACTAAATCAGTTGTGGTTTGTTAAGGATGTAGACGAAGTTCTGGCAAATCTTAAAGAAGAAAAGCAGGAAGCACAGCAGGAATATTTAGACAGCTTTGGAATGCAAAAAGCATTAGTCGAAAATGATGATGATAATGTTGATAACCCTGACGAAAAAGACAAAAAAGAGGATGAAGAGTAATAAATGGCTAATTCATATTGGGAGAAGAGAAGCATTGATGTTGAAAAGCTGATTCAAGAAAAAAACGACCAAACAGTAATAAAGGTCAATGAATATTTTGAATCGGTAATGAAAGAATTAAATGAGCAAATTCGAAAGATATTTAATACATATCTAACAGATAGCGGAATGTCTATCCAAGAAGCTCTAAAAATGCTCAACACCAAACAAACAAGGGATGCTTACAACACCTTAAAAAGAATATATGAAAGAACCGACGACCCCGACTTAAAGCAAGAAATCCTGAACAGATTGAACGCCCCAGCTTATGCAAGCAGGATAGCAAGAATTGAAGCATTAAGAGATTTGATATTCTGCGAAGCACAGAGCGTTGGATGGTATACAGAAAAAATGCTACAGCCAAGAATGATAGACGCGTACAGTACATCATTCTACCAAACACATTATACCATCCAAAAAGGGACAGGCTTAGCATATGACTTTAATAAGTTAAGCAATCCAGCAGTTAAAGCTGCAATCGCAACCGATTGGAAAGGCTCTAACTACTCAAAAAGAATATGGAAGAATACGGACAAGTTAGCGAATGATTTAGAGGAAATCTTAACAAGAGGATTATTAAGTGGAATATCGGGCAAAAAGATGGCAACTGAACTCAATAAGAGAATGCAGTCAGGAAGATATGAAGCTGATAGACTTATCCGAACAGAAGTTAACTATGTTGCAGGACAGGCAAGGCTTAAAGTCTATGAAGACACAGAATTGAAAAAGTACATTTACATCGCTACGCTCGACCTTAGAACGTCGGCTGTGTGCCGTAAGCTGGATAAGACTATCCACTTAGTCAAAGATGCAGAGGTTGGCGTTAACTTTCCGCCAATGCATCCTAATTGCCGTAGCGTTGACAGCGCATACATTGATGGCAGGGATTATTCAAAATTACAAAGAAGAGCAAGGAATCCGATTACAGGCGAAACTGAACTTGTACCAGCTAATATGACGTACAGAGAATGGTATAAAAAGTACGTTGAGAACGATGCAAGGGCAAGAGCTAACGAAAGAGCAATAAAAAAGGGCATAAAACGACCTTACAGAATGTCGGATGAAGAATTAAAGAAAGCAATTAAGCAGTTATCTCATTAGATAGCTGCTTTTTATATGCCAAGGAAAAGGCGTTAAAACCAGACGGACTAACTACAAGGCAGGGACTTGTAGGGAGCAAAAACAAATTAATGACTACAAGGCAAGTACTTGTAGGGATAAGGAGCAATCAAAAATGAGAAGAAAAGAAAGTAAACGTTTACCAATGAAGTTACAGTTTTTTGCTGAACCAGCACCAGAACCAACAGACCCTAAGCCAACAGAAATTAGCTTAGATGATGTTTTTTCAAAGTTTAGCGTTGATGATATTCTGGCACGTTCGGAAGTCGAAAGGGCTATCCAGAGCCGTGTCGACAGCACAGTAACAAAGGCATTGAATACAGCAAGAGCTAAATGGGACAAAGAACAGCTTGAAAACTTAGACGAATCTAAGCGATTAGAAAAGATGAATGAAGAGCAGAGAGCTAAATATCAGCTAGATAAAGATAAAAAAGCTTTTGAAGCTGAAAAGAAGCAGTTCGAACACGAACAATTAGTGGTTTCAACAGGAAAAGAACTCTTGAACAGAGGGCTTGACGCTGATTTTGCTAAGTACTTAGTTGGTGCGGATGCAGAAAGCACACAGGCAAGAATAGACAGCTTTGAGCAGTTGTTTAATTCAGCAGTTACAAAAGCAACAAATACAAAAATGAAAGGAAATCCGCCAAAAGACCCAGAGAAAAAAAGCGCGTTAACAATGGATGCCATTAAGGAAATGACACCAGCCGAAATCAACGCAAGATGGGATGAAGTGCAGGACGTACTTTCAGGAAAATAATTTTAAAAAGGAGATTAAGAAATGGCAGTAAAAAATTTTATTCCTCAGATATGGAGCGCTAGATTATTAGAACATTTAGACAAGGCTCACGTGTATGGCAATCTTGTAAATAGAGACTATGAGGGCGAAATTAGAAACTATGGTGACACAG